ACCCTCTGCCACAGAATAGCTGTACCTGTACGGATAATAACAATCACCCCACCCCCGCCGGCGCGAAGTGTTGCTCCACCAGTGATCTGTACTGTGCCCGTTATGGGGGCAGTCCAACGTCGAATAGTATCAGTTTGATTGCCGGGGTGGATACCCGTGGACCAGATTCGTGAAAAAGCATCCACACCCTGCCAACGATTAGCGGCAGTGCTGAAGATCAACTCCCTAGATAGAGAATCCCTGTAATACCAATTGCGCTGTCCTTGGACACCCGAGAAGTCGGCCGACGCTTTGAAGACCGTGCTGCTGGGCACCGTCGATGGTGCCGACAAAGGGATCTTATTATCCACATAGGCTGTCACCCGCCCAACCGTATCGAGAAACAACATGGGAGGATTAGCTTCACATCTATCAAGGCCACGATAGATCTTGTATCCCCCGATGTTTGTCTCTGTGTTAGGTTGCCACGTAAGTGAGGCAGACTTGTTGATAAACGTCTGAGGATAGACACTTACTGGCAAAAGGATGAAAATGACGAGTAGAACACATTGAAGAAATTTCATGATATAAGACCTACCTTATAGACAGTGCGACCGTTTTCGCGAACAGCCGTAAAAAGTTGCTTTCGGTTCTTTCCCTCAACGAACGATACATGCACCCAACCTGAGTTTTGATCGCCTGGGGTATAGAATTCCAGGATGATCTGGTCATAATCTAAATTGTCGCGACACCACTCTGCAAGGGTAAAGTTCGACAGACCCCTAACTTCAAAATCGGCAGCTTGTCCAATGGAATGCTTGCTCACTCTATTGACGGTTGAGGTCATGGGATTGATCGCCATGTTGAGGGCAAGACTGCGGTACCCCGAGGTGATTCGAACAGGACCAAATTTCTTCCTCACAGGTTCCAAGACCTTCTCACAGAGAAGGGTGAGATTCTTGAGATGTTGTGGTGTTGGGGTATTGTCAATATTCAAACGGGTACCCGTATCAGAACGGAGCATCTCTTTCAAACTGAAGTGTGGTGTGATCTTTATTACGTCCATAGACCCATCCTTATCTTTATGAGAAGGTGCAGCATATCCTCATCCTCTTGATTGTATTTATCTTCAAGTTTAGAGGCTCGAACTAGGAACGCTCCATATTCTTCCGAAATAGGGTCGCCTAAATTGTAATCACCGCGGCACAAGTGGGCAACATCAAAGGGATCGATACGGGACGGCCGCTCATGTCTCCAAAAACGATAGAGGGTGAAGACATCTCTAGCGTGTTGAGCTTGACTAGGTATATCGGTAAGTTTCATCGCCCATCTCAAGTGGTGGAGACCCCTTCTGGCATTCCTTATTGGAGGTAAGAACCAGCGAAGGATGGGTATGGTGTAGAGTTTACGGTAGGCTTTCTGCCAGAAAGTTTCAAAGTGGTATGGACCCCATGATGAACCGCATTCAATCTCAACAAAATCCACCACCATCTGGAAGAGGATATAGAGCATCCGGTAATCAGAATCGTGATAGGCACCTTTCTGATATTCATGATGATTGATTATTACTCTGTCACTGGGGCAGACCCATCTATTGTGTATATAAACAAAGGGATTCATATTGAATAGTTCCTGTACTTGTTTCGTTTATTATGTAATTTCTTGTGTAACTTATGTTTTTTCTTTGGTCTAAAGATATGGGTAGGCTTTCGCTTCGAAAGCATTCCTATACAGGCGCGATGGGCGAGTAGATCATTCTCATTGTTGAATAGTTCATAGAGCATGAGATGTGCTTCGGCATGTTGAGCAATCGTTAGTCTGACTACATTGTCCTTGGCATTCACACCACTCATGTTGCCGAATCTCTCAAGCCATTCATGTTTCGGTATGATGTGATGAAGTGGCAAAGGTACTCCTCATTGGAAATGGGCAGACCTTGGTATTATCATGCTTGGTGGTATCCATAACTGTCTCGCTTCGCTCGACAGTTGGGGCATCTTATTTTGGAAGTGATAGGATATCTTTAGACAGTCTTCATCATGTCCAGACTCTTTTATATATGTGTTCTTTTCGCCCGAAAAGAGAACATTAGAGAATTATAATGTTGCCGAAAACAGAAGGGCATCTAATGATATTTAGATGTCTTTTTTGGGGGTTACTCTACACGTTTCTTGCCAATGGTGTACTTGGTGACAAGGTTCCACTCAGGCTTCTCACGATGGGTGATGATTTTGATTTGGTGGAGGGGTGCGACATTGACCAATGACTCAGGCTTCACGAGAACGAGGAGACCCCATTCTGCGAGAAGTTTTGCAATTGCGTTGGTGCGAGCAATATCATTGTCTGTGATATCGGTAGGTTTGCCATCGAGGGCAAAGAGCTGTTTGAAATGAAGAATGAAGTAGCGGCCGCGCTTATGGAGGATATGACAGGATTGGTAGAGGATCTTCTCTTTACGTGAGGCAACACCGATACGCGATAAGGTTTCGCGTACCTTTAGAAAATCGTCGGGGGTTTTGAGGGTGATTTCAACACAAGTTTCAACGTCAAACATGATAACCTCACAATGTAGTGAAGTTATTTAGGAAAATCGTTATTTACCCTTTCCTACCCTGCCTCCCTTGTTGGTGATAGCCATGACCCCTTCAATTTGGGTAGGACTCAGAATTCTGAGGATTTCCATAGCTTTACGGTCAGAACATTCCCATACTTCTTTGACCGCTTCTAATGATTCATTCACGATAGGCTTTGCCCATTTATGGAAACCGCGGCGCCGAGACCGTATAGTCCTCATGAGATAATCATGTTGAAGCTTCTTCTCAAGGTGGTGCCGACGGTTCATCTCATTGGCAAACAACAGACAGTCCATCTCATAGGAAAGTGTTCTGTTGATCACGAACGGCACATAATCCTTTTCGGCCTGTTGATCGACGATCAGGTCGTGCTTACCGAGTTGGATTTCCTTCACGAAATCAAACGGACTGATGCCCATGTTCTCTCCTCTTTACCAATTTGTCCCTAATCATTTCACTTGCAAGTCTATCAAAATGATTATGGGTTATTTCTCGGTAGTAGTGCATGTGAACCTCAGCATGTTGTTCTGTGGTTAGTTCTATCAGATTATCGGGCGCACCAAGACCCTTTAAGTTTCCAAATCGTTTTTTCCATTCATGTCTAGGAATAATGTGGTGAATTGGCATCAGACAAACTCGCACCCCATCATGAGTTCGACCAGTAATGCCATTACATTTATTTCTTGATCGGCGACAAATGCGCCCTTGTATTGGTAGTCTGCCAGCAAGAGCACCACTTGGGGTATCGATTCGGGCTTGACAAGAGTGTAGACGTTATCATAGAGTTTTCGGTACAGAGTGGTGGGTTCTACATCATGACTGCCTACCCACTTCCTCAAGGCTCCGAAGTCTTTCTCTCTAAGATACTTCACTACCTCAGTGATTTCCAAGTCACCTAATTGACTGAGGAGTCCTACATCGATCTTTCCGAATGAGGAATAGCGTTGCAACTCATTGATGATACGGCGGAAGTCAGGAAAGAACTTCTTGATGAATTCGACCAACACTTTCTTGTCGTACTCCACCCCTTCTGTGGTCAACATCATTTGCACTCGACCAAAGAAGTCGGCGGCCATCTTCTGCTTTTCGGCAGCCTTCAAGGTGAAGTCCACCACGGCGCAACGAGAGTGAAGGGGCTCGATGATTCGACCTTTGAAGTTACACGTAAAGATGAATGAGCAGTTACCTGCAAATTCCTCAATGGCATTCCTCAATGCTGGTTGGGTGGAATTGGGGTTGAGATAGTCAGCTTCGTCAATGATGATCACCTTACGGCCACCGGTCATGGAGAGACTAGACGCATAGTTCTTGATTTTGGTTCGGAAGACATCGATACCTGATTCATCTGACCCGTTGATCACCAGGTAGTCACAGCCAATCTCTTCACACATAGCTTTCGCAATGGTAGTCTTTCCAACACCAGGACCACCAGCAAGCAGGAGATTGGGTATCATCTTCTGACTGACATATTCGGCGAATGGTAGCTTGAGTCTATCGGGTAGAATACAATCTGCGACAGTCTGAGGGCGATATTTTTCAGTCCACAACACATGCTTCATAATATAGTTTCCTTCACAGCTAAAAATAGGCTCTAGAAGCGTCACAAACGGTCACAGAGGTGTTATTTAGGTTGTTTGTGTATCCAACCTAGTCTCTAAGAACGGAAGAAGCCCGAAATCCATGCGGATTCGGGCTTCTATAGAAAATATTCCCGAATTCTTACTTGGTCTTCTGTTCTAGTGCAATCCAATACTGAATCCTACGAGCTTCATTTTCAAACTGTGCCACACCCTTAGCTGAGATAGTCACCTTGTAGGTTCCTGGCAACATCTTCCAATTTTCAGCCTTGAACATGTAGAAGCAATCGGGACCTGTATATGTTTCAACTTTGATGGTATCGGTATGTGCTGAATCGTCATGACCATCCAAGAGACGCAGGGATAAGAAACCGTCCTGTCCAACAACCGCGATGTTTGGGCAACCAAGCACACTAGAACACTTCATGACCCACTCAAGATCTGCTTCTGTCAACAGGAAAGTGGCATCTTCCGAAGGAACATTCACGTTCTTTTCGGGAGGAGTTTTGATCTGTGAGCTGTCGCAGCAACGATAGGTGATTCTGCTACGTCCCTCAAGTCCCTGAATGATGAGGTTGTTTCCATCAACCGACACGTCGGGAGAGGTCTTATGAAGTGAGAGTATTGAAAGGAACTGATTCAATTCATGGATACCAAAGTCCGACGGCATCTGTTCGTCGATTACCGCTGAGGCGAGGATCGTCTTGCCAGGACTTACAGTACGCAACACATTACCCTTCTTGAAGAAGAGACCTGTATTGATGGACGAGAAATTCTTGAGCACTGAAACGGTGTGTTCCGAAAGTTGCATATAGACCTCACGGGTGAATAATATAGAGAGAGTATAACACAACCCTACAGCGATGTCAAGAAGATAAATGACCAACCACCAACTCGTTCACATTATCCTTCAATTGCACCAATGAGGCATTGTTGTAGATAGTGTAATCGATAGGAGATCCAATCCAATCCCACTCAGATTGGTGCACACCAGTTTTCTTCATGTAGGCTATGGCGTTCATATGACCCTCGTTGGCATCCTGTGCCGAAAGATACCACTCAGGTTCGGGACCACGGCGCACTCGCACCACAATTCCACCGGCTTTTTGAATGGCAGAGATTTCATTTTTGAAACGCACATCGGTAACCACAGTGGGGGTGGTACGATTATTAGAGCGATTCAAGAGAGAGATGACCCATAAATCCTGGTGGAATACATTGCGTCCAGCTTCAGTACCCATCAACTGTAAGGCAAGCCTAGGGGTGAACGGTTTTCCAAACTTTTCCGACCAGAACTGGTCTGGTCGTTCGCGCCATTGGCGCGATTCGTTTGTGGCTCCCTCTAATAGAGTGCGATCCCAACCAAAGACAAGCGAGACGGCATCCTTCAGTGGCCCGGCAAAAGAATCCTGGGTGAACCCATGGTTCTGTATCAAGAGTTCACCCACAGTTCCCTTTCCCGCTCCAATGAAGCCGAGAAGTCCTATGATCATAGACGACCTGTGAGATCGGCAATCTTCGCCATGTTACCGGTAAAGGCGTATGTGCCGACATGCTGTGTTTGAATCCAAGGACAGAGCCAGATATGCCCACCGATTTTACGATACCATTGACAGAACATGTAATCCTCTGAGAGGTAGCGTTCTGAGACAGGATCGATCACGGTATCAAAGTAGGCGTGAATGTAACGGGTACCATCGAAGTTCTTTTGTCCTACATGGTCTGGGCGGTACTTCAATTCAGGATAAGCTGCCGCGAACAGAGGAAATACCTCACGCTTCACAAGCATGTATCCTGTTCCAATCTCCATCACCTCTAGGGGTTCGGCGACTTGGAATTTCTCTGTACCCTTCACGACGTTGAACACATAGTCACCCACAACATTCTCAAGTTCCTTGGGATCGAGGTTGGGGTGTCTGCGAGCTGCTTCGGCGATGTTATTCCAGTTCATTGCTTTCTTAGGATACGGTGCACCAATCACATCTCTATCCAATGCCATCATTGCGATGATGTCTTGGGGATTGAAATGGATATCAGCATCCAAAAAGAGGAGATGGGTGAAATCAGTTCGCAAGAATTCATCGACCAGATAGTTACGGGCCCTGGTGATCAGTGATTCGTTGAAAATGAATGAGAACCTGGATTGAATTCCGTACTGCTGGAAGATCGTTTGGAGGTCCAAACAACTCTTCATGTACATACCGCAACATTGTCCGCCGTACATGGGGGTTGCAATGAAGATCTTTTGCTTACGCAATTGCTCGATATCAACTTTTATTTCCACTTGAACCTCCTGGTGATTAGATCATAATGATGTAGGCAATATTATATAGTAGGCGAGAAACCGCGCATTCTCACACCCGATTCACGAAGCATGGATTCGCTTATTGAGGCCATGTCCTGCCATCGTGAGATGGTTTCCCCACCGTTGAGATAGACCACTTCTTTGATGCCCGCTTGAATCACTGATTTGCAACATTCGGGACAGACAGCGGGAACCATAATGGTGGGCCACACATAGATCTTGCAACCTCTGACAGAAGCATTGGCATTCAAAATGGCGTTGAGTTCTGCATGGACCACATACCTATACTTGAGTTCACGATCATTCAAACGCTCTGGTGTATCAACCACCCCTCGTGGGAACCCATTGAATCCCATTCCCAATACTCTATTTTGCTTATCAACAATGATGGCCCCCACTTTCGTAGAGGGGTCCTTGGAAGCGGAAGCAACATATTGAGCTAACCCGATAAACCAGTTATCCCAAAAACCTAGAGGACGATTAGTGCTTGTCACGAGGATGCAACCTCTCTTCACTTCGTCGTTCACCAAGATACATGAAACGAATGTGGTTAGTATGGGGCCATTTATCGACGCCGTGGGGGCAGAGATGGTAAGAAGTTTCATGGAGTTTGGTATACCTCACAGGCCACTTCTCAAGCGCCCACTTTGGAAAATGTGTTTTTTTGAAATGATCCCACCAGGTTTCGGGAACGTGATGAAACGTCTCTGTTCCTTTGTAGCCTTTGAACATGTAGGCGGACATGGAGAATCGAAATGAATCGGAGGCATGATGGAGCGTGGTCCTCATGGTGGCGGTGTCTCGCAGCATTCCATCGAGAGGGAAATCCAATTGACAATTGATTCTGTGACGATCAATCAAGACCTCTGAGACCTCTGGCAACTTCATCTCGTTCTCGTTGGTGAACCCTTTTTGTGTCATGATACTCCTTTGACAAAGAGAAGTGGAGGACTCCATTGCGAAGTCCCCCACTGTTTAGACAGAACGAACTTGGAAGAGTTCGTGTCTACGCTACGTACTCAGGACCCTTTGCAATCACACCTGCGATGTTGCACTGGGCGATGAAGGCAACTGAAGGACGGCCCAAGCGATAGGCAAACCCTGTGGCAGTCTTGTTGGTGTAGATCGAGTAACCCTCTTGGCGAAGCTGGGAGACACGCGCCGAGACATTTGAGATGCCGAAACGTGACTGGGCCTGCTTCACGGTTAGGGTACGGCCATTAGAAAGGGCTGTAAGAATCCTGGACTTTGCTGACTTTACCATAAATGTACCTCACAATTTATTGTCGCAGAAAAAAGAGAGCGCGACAGACCTCCCATAACAAAAATTTTGTTAGAGCGCACAACAGAATAGAGTATAACACAAACAACATCCGATGTCAACAACTTTTTTATCCCTTGGGGGCAAAGGGTACATGATACTTACCGCGACCCGCTCGCATTGCGGTATCTTTCGTGAACCATTGCGGCTCCACCAGATTATGTTGCTTCATAATGACCCGAATTTCCTTTGTGGTCACAACAGATTTACCCGTTGCTATCAGGAGATTGACCCACAGCATATACCGATCTTGATTTCCAGCCATCATTCAACTCCAAAGGTTAGGTGACGTGTTCTCGGTCGTAGGGGCAAGGACTTCGGATCGTTCATTAGAAGGAAACAACACTCCATCCCAAAAGGCAGAATTGTACGTCTTCCCTTTAGTAGTGTAATTGACCCAGAGATACCTGCGCCCATATTTGACTCCTGCTTCGGCAACCACACACCCTGTTACACTTCCCATACCGTATTGTGAGTTATGACCCACGAACGAACTGACTTTTATGCAACTGTTAGTGATTTTCATAGACAGATTCTAGCAGAAAGGAACCCCGGAGTCAAGTAGATTAGAGGATTCTAATGTGGCTATGGTAAGTGGTTGATTTCATTGAAAACAGAGGCTTGATCCCGAAACGATCTTCGGGATCAAATAAAAACGGTGTGTGTGAAGTATCGTAGGCTAGGAGGATCGACCGTCCTGGGCCGTTTGTGGGGGTTCTAGATAGGCTTTTGGTAGATAAAGATGGGCTCATATTTCAGCCATATCCCATTATCCTTACAAAAGTTCTTGGTTTTGGGTAAACCGGTATCTGTATGGATACGGTGACTACCAGGCATTTGAGCCAAAGCCATCTTGACAGTCTCAGTATATTTCATTCCCGCAGCTTCAAGGTACTTGCGGGAATCTTGTTCCAACGGCAGAGGCTCGCCACCGAAATCCACATCAGCAATATTCCAGGCGAGGTATCCCCCTGGTCTGAGCCATTCGATTGCGGTCTTGAGTGTTTCAAAAAGAAAACTGTCGCGCCACTCGTCGTATTGTGAAAATTTCTTGGAGGATTGGCTGGGGTCCTCTGAGTATGCTTCTTTGGCAAAATAGGGAGGACTGGTGAAGACAAGACTCAGCTTACCTTTGAACTTTTTGAATAGAGGATCGAATTGCATATCCTCTGACCCCTTTTGCCAAAAACGAAACTCTGTGTGTTCCATGTCCCACAATCCACCACCCTTCTTTACATGGGTACGATAAAAGTCGGAAATCTCATGATACTTCGTGCGACCAGGGGTAGTATTATGATCTGTGTTGGGATCGTTGCCCAGGTATACCAGGTGTCTGGAATCTTCGACCGCCATGGCCCCCAACAATCGACCACCCCATCCTGCCGATGGATCCCACACATAAATCTTCTCTTCAGTCTTCCACTCCTCAGTGAAGCGCTCATAGATGTACTTGGCAACCACAGGTGGGAAGTTGACTGCATACTGGCAGAAACTCACTCTGAAGCATTTCAGACCTATTGGGAACAGTTTTTGTCCTTTTTCGAATACACGAACGTGATAGGTTTCTGATTTCTTCCAGTCCACATTCGTTTTGCAATTCTGTGGTATCAAGTCCCCCAGTGCTTCAATCTGTTGCCGATTGAGGGAAAGGTGCTCTGAGACATTCAACGCTTCATTGTAGCCAGTATAGGTTTCATTCTTGACCGGAGCAAGCCAATAATCCCAATCTGTCTTTTTCCTGAAGTTACCCTCTTCATACAGATGCACCCACTGTTCCCCAGTGGAACTGACTGGTAACATACGAAAGCTTTCAGTGTCATTGGCTTGCATTGACCGAGAATAGTTATAGAAGCTATCGCGTTTGAAGTGTCTGTTAGCGTAGATGGTGAATGGTTCAAGGAGTTCGGGTTTGGCGAAGTAATCATAGATTGACTTACCTGATCGTAAGTCCTTGGAGTAGTTGATACGGGTTTTCATCA